TAACTTGTAAATACACGCAACTGCTGCGCACATCCCGAAAATCATTATATTAGCGAACCAAAACCAAAACCAAATGGAGCAGAATAAAACCATATCCGCGAATGAGTTAGAGCGTATTGTAATCGGCACATTGCTGATCGACGTTAACGCAACCAAAACAGCGTTAGACATAATCGACGAGCGTTGCTTTTACGACAATAAGAACGCACGTGTATTTGCAGCCATTGAAAGGTTGTTCCGTAGGCATGAGGCGGTTGATCTTGTAACCGTTACTCAAGAATTAAAGTCGAGCAATGAATTAGAGGTTATTGGCGGCATGGCTGTATTAAGCGATTACGCGATGCGTGTGGCATCTTCGCTACACCTTGAAGGGCATTGCAGGTTATTGCTCGAATACAAGATCAAGCGCGAAATACTGCATAAATCCGAAAAACTGTTTACGAAATCCCAAAACGAAAGCAGCGACGTATTCGACTTACGCGATCAGGTCAAAGAACTGTACGACTTTATGTTGCAAGAAACTACCAAAGGCAAACAGATAGTCCATGTCGCGGAGGTTGTTAATGCAGAGCGTGAGAATTACAACCTGAAGGCTGAGAATTACGCTAAAGGGTTACCGACTGGAGTTCGTACCGGGCTATCAGGATTGGATCGAATCTTGGGTGGCTTTCAGAATAGCGACCTTGTTATTTTAGCCGCACGACCTGCGATGGGTAAGACGGCTTTGGTGTTAACCTTTGCAAAGAATTGCAACGTGCCTTCGGTGTTCTTTTCACTTGAAATGTCATCATTGCAATTAACGCAACGTCTAATAATGCAACACGCGCAAGTTGACGCGGAACGTTATAAGAACGGTATGCTGTCGCAGGTTGAATTGTTGGAGGTAGAGAAAGCACGTGGCAAGGTCGAGCGGATGCAGCTATTTATTGAGGATAAGGCAGGTATAGACTGGCAGGAGTTACGATCAAAGGCATTAAAGGAAGTAGAACGAGGGGCAAAGATTATATTTGTTGACTACCTGCAACTTGTAAACGTTCCAAGCGCAAAGAACCGCAACCGTGAGGCGGTAATATCTGAAATTAGCCGTGAGTTAAAGAAAGTAGCTAAGGATTGCAATGTGCCATTAATTGCCTTATCGCAGTTAAGTCGTGCCGTTGAAGGTAGGGGTGATAAGATCCCACAGCTATCTGATTTACGCGAATCAGGAGCAATCGAGCAGGACGCGGACGTGGTTATGTTTATTCACCGTCCCGAATACTACGGAATAATGCAGGACGAAGGCGGTAATTCAACGCAAGGCAAAGCGGAGGTAATAATTGCTAAGCATCGTAACGGAGCGGTTGGTACCATTACAACGAACTTCATATCTTCATGCACGTTATTTACTGATGAAGAAGTAAGTCAACCACAATCACAACCAATGTACAATCCAAACACGGATGCGATCAAAAAATATCACGACGAAAATCCATTTTAACTAAAACCAAAAACCAAAAACCAATGAAAAAAGAAATAACAAAAGAAGAATTTATTGAAGCGTTCGATATAGTCAATCGATACAAACAACAACTGTACGATAAGATAAAAGAATGCAAAGAGCAAACAATTGTGATTAATAAAACCATGAAGTATGTTGATACTGGAATGTTAACTGCAACACCAAATTCATTTATAGAAGAATTAGACATTAACACTAGAGTAAAACGATGCCTTTATATGTTATGGTATAAATCTGGCAAAAATGAAAATGATAGAAAATTTCATGAAGTCAAATTAAGTGAATTGAACGGATTGAGTAAATCTGCATTAAAAGATTGTCATGGTTTTGGGGTTAAAACCATTAAAGAAATGGAACTAATTTTTCAACAAGCACAATTAACACTAAAAGACTAAACCAATGAAAATTCCAGCAGAAAAATTTAAACACGAACTTTTTAATTCAGTTCAAGAAGTATTTGACCTGAACTACCTACAACTATCAAGTGCATCGAGACTTGGGTATTTAACCCTTGTTCGACACCTTTGCATGAACCTGATGCGTGAATACACAACGCTAAGCACACCAATGATAGCAGCAACATTTAATCGTGATCACGCTACGGTGATTCACGCTAATAAAAGGCATTTATTAAAAGACAATCCAAGAGCGGATAAGAATTACCATGATGCATACATCAACCTAATGAAATCCTTATCGCCTAAGTTAATGTTGTTATTAACTGGCAACGTTCCCGTGTTGAATTTAACGATCATGGGTTATGATTTGCAGAAGTTAATCAACCTGCGTAATTTCTTCAGCGACATTGGTGATAAGAATAACGTTAGCATGATGAATATTTACATCGAGCAATTCAGAAACATAGAGCGCGAAGCCTTAGCACTTGAGTATGTCAACTAAAAGTAAATAAGTGCCAAATAAACACGTTTATTAATAACGTAAGTTTGGAAGCGTGAATCGAGATCAAATAATCGCGGAACTATACACGCACAAAGAACTTAAACGGGCTTTGCGTAAGTATGCGATTAGCGCGGAAACGCGAGAAGATCTTTGGCACTATGTTATCGAGGCAGTTTGCAAGTTACCTGAGGAAAGTTTATTGCAGTTACATTCATCAGGACGATTAAAGCACTACGCGTTTATTACTTTGCGGAATTTAGCAGGTAACACGCGTAGTGTTTACTTCAAAGAGTGCGGCTTGAATGAGTTTAAGTTGACCATGGATGAGGTAGATGTTATAGCGGATGAAGAGGATTCTGATCAGTTGCCCGTAATCGAAATGGATCAATTCAAAGCGTTCTTAGATTATGCAGCGCGTGAACGTACTGATATTACGATGGAGGCTATTGTTACGCGTGAATATATTAATTACACGCCAATAAAGCGAAGAAGCTACCGCGACTTTCAAATAGTTACCGGAATACATTATAGTAGCGTTTGCGTGTACGTTAAACGAATGGTCAAAGAATTTAACCAAAACCAAAACCAATGCGTATCTCATTAGTAATGACAGGTACACCGGATCATCCCATCAGAAACGGGATGGATTTGTACCGTCTGTATATGCCTTATAGTAAAATAGATGGCGTTACGATTAATCTCAAGCACGATCTAATAGGTGCAAAGTTGGACTCGGACGTGTACGTAATTAATCGCGCTTATCCTGTTGAGTTATTCCGATATATAAAAGAGCAAGGGAAAAAGATCATTCTCGACCTTGACGATCACTGGGACATTCCTACGTGGCATCGTCTGCATCCTAAGCGATTAGAGGCAAACATTCAACACGCTAAGTCGTTAAAGTTAGATAACGAGGCACAAATGTTACAGCGTCAATTGGATGAGGTGGTAAGTTGGAAGCATCAACTAAATGAGGTTGTTAAAATTGTGGACGCGGTTACCGTGTCGACACCTACCTTAGCTGCTTACTACAATAAGCAATTTAACGTAAAACCGTTTATTGTACCGAACACTATTGCACCTGAAATAACACGCTTTACCACAAAGAAACAGCCATCACGATTTACGCGTTTTGGATTTATTGCAGGGACATTCCGTGAGCGCGATGCTGCATTAATGCACAAGGGTATTCAGCGGTCATTCAAAGATCAGGAGTTAAAAGGCAAATGGCAGTTAATACAAACATTTAACGCGCATGGTAGCTATGCCGAACAGGAGCGCAACTTCACCAACAACTACACGAACGTATCGGAATGGTATCGGGACTATCTTAAGAAGTTTATCGAGCAAGGCAACCATGTTGCGAATCAGCAATGGTACAAACGCGTGTGGGCTATGGATGCTGTCAACTACGGTAAGATGTACGAGGAAGTAGATGTCGCTTTAATTCCTATGCAGCACGGTGTGTTCAATTCCTGCAAATCAGAGTTGAAGTTGATCGAGGCAGGTTTTACCGGGTGCGCTGCGATTGTATCGGATGTAATGCCGTATGCACCATATTTAGAACACAACGTCAACTGCATAGCTACTAACGAAGATCAGGGATGGTATCGCGGAATCCGTGAACTGACTTTAAACAAAGAATTGCGCCATAATTTAGCTTGGAACTTGCAGGAAACGATGTTTGAACACTTTAACCACAACCGCGCGGATGCAGCGGTACACACACTACTTAACACATTATGAAGATTGGTATAGGGGTAACAGGATGCACACGTCCTGAACACGTACAAACGTGCGTGGATGAGATTAAAAAGCACACGCAATCGGATCACAAACTTGTTGTAATGATTGACGAGAAAAAGAAAGGCGTTGCATGGAATAAGAACCAATGCCTTGAGGCTTTAAAGGATTGCGATTATGTATTTTTATTTGATGACGATTGCTTCCCACGTGCAAAAGGATGGGAGACGTTTTTTATTGAACATTCAAAGCGGACGGGAAACCAACACTTCATATATCAACACGAGACATTGCAGGTTACGCAAATCAAATGCATAGACGACATTGCACAATACAACAACTGCAACGGCTGCATGATGTTCTTTACCCGTGCTTGTTTAGATGGCATTGGTAGCTTTGACGAGTCATTCGGGGTATATGGATTTGAACACGCTGACATGAGCGTACGTGCTAACTTATCAGGGTTTACACAGGCTGACTTTGTTTGTCCCATTGGAGCAAGTCAGTACGTCTATTCTTTGGACTTAGATAACTACATCGAATATCCTATCGAACACCGTCCATCTTTATTTCCTGACGAGATAGCACAGGCTGTAAAGGTTAGCCGTGAACGATGGGTTAATAAACTGAACAACGAATTAAAACCAAAAAAAGATGAAAAAGATTCTGATTAAGTACGCATCCCGTCAGCGTCCGGACAAGTTTGCGCGTGGCATGGATAGCATCATGAAGGCGACAAACAAAAGTCGCATCACGGTGTTGGTATCATTAGATAAAGACGATCCTGAATTGTTGCAATATCACCGCGTAATGGATCACAATCCCGATTTGCGTGTTATTTGTCTTATTGGTACTTCCTATGGTAAAATAGACGCTATTAACCGCGATATGCACACATTACAGGACTGGGATATACTTGTTAATTTTTCCGATGACATGGTGTTCACGGTAGACGGATGGGATGACATTATTGAGCAACAATTTACGGATGAACCTTTGTTCCTGCATTTACCTGACGGACATCAGAACGAGAATATCAGCACGATGTCTATTATGAACAAAGCATATTACAATCAGGACGGGTATATCTACCATCCATCGTACAAATCATTGTGGTGCGATGTTGAAGCAACGGAGGTGGCAAAGTTACGCGGTCAACACAAGTACGTAGGCGTTCGCATCTTCGATCACTTGCACGTAGCATGGGGAAAGGCTGAATGGGATGCTTTGTACGTTAAGAATGAGAACCGTGAACTTTGGAATCATGACGAACAAGTTTACCGCACACGTAAAGCAAACAACTATGAACTACAGCCAAAATAACGAGCAGGAAATAATCATGAATTACTTTGCCGGTAAGACTGGCAGGTTATTGGACATTGGAGCAAATGACGGTAAGACGTTCAGCAATAGTTACGCACTTATTCAACAAGGGTGGGGTGGTATCTTGGTTGAGCCATTGCCATCTTGCGTTAAAAAGTTAAAAAAGTTGCACGGTGAAAATAACAAAGTAACAATCATTGATGCTGCTATTGTTTCCGTACCTACGGACGAAAAGATAAAGTTTTACGTTAATGATCCGCACATCCCAAATGATGACGGGTTGTTAAGTACGGCTGTCGTATCCGAGAAAGACCGTTGGAAGGGGTTAAACTTTAACGAAATCGAAGTTGATGCGTACACCTACACCGAGTTGTTCAACGGTGAAAAATTTGACTTCATCAGTATAGATGCTGAAGGTATGGACTATTCGATACTTAGACAGATCGACTTAACTAAGACAGGGTGTAAGTTATTGTGCGTAGAGTTTAATGGTGTCAACCCACAAGTATACCTTGACTATTGCGCCAAACACGGAATGCAAGAAATTCACCGGAATAATGAAAATCTAATCTTTGCAAAATGAAAACTATCGAACAATACATAGCTGAAATTATTGACGAGAAGGACGAATTATTATTTTTTGAATTTGGAATGTACGATGCGTATCACACGTATATTATGCTCGACATGATTCCGAGTAGCAAGAAATTTGAGTATCACGGCTTTGAAATGATCGACTGGCTATACAATCAAATAGTTGATAAGAAAAAAACATACGCAAACGGTCAGATGCATTTGGTTAACAAAGCAATATCCGATAAAACAGGTGTTAAGAAGTTTTATAAGTCGGGAGGCAAACGTGATGAAAATGGACAACTAAAAGAACACTATTATGGCAGTAGTTCAATAGTTAAGCCCGTAGAAGTTACAAACGTATTTCCGGCAATGAACTTTACTGATTCGCAAGTGGAGTGCATAAAATTAGACGATTACGTGAATGAGTCAGGGTTAACTGGCAAAGTGATTGATTTTATTTGGGCAGACATTCAAGGAGCGGAACATCTGTTAATTAAAGGCGGAGTTAATACCTTCAAAAATGTAAGATACTTCTACACGGAATACTGCGGTAAAGAATGGTATAAAGGCAATAAAGATGCGAAAGGAATACAAAGAATGCTACCATATTTTGAAGTCGTGCAAGACTTTGGCGGTGATGTGTTACTGAAAAATAAAAACCTATGATGTTATCAATTTTAATTCCTACCGTACCACAAAGATCGCGGTTGCTTATTCAGCTATTAGATGAGTTGAATAAACAGATACAGGACTGCAGCGCGTTCGATGTTGTGGAAATAATAACCGACGATGCGCCTGTTGGAAGTAAAAGTACCGGGCAAAAAAGAAATGACCTGCTCGACAAGGCTAATAACAAATACGTGTGGTTTATTGACGATGACGATATGGTAATGAAAAATGCAATTCGCAACATATTGAAAGCATTGAATCAAAACCCTGACGCGTTGGGAATAAATGGCATCATTACTACGGATGGAGTTAACCCGAAAAAGTGGTACATCAGCAAAGACTTAGAGTATATGGCAGACACGATAAATGGCAATGAAGTATATCTAAGACCAACTAATCACATTACGCCTGTAAAAAAAGAGATTGCACAGGCTATAAGATTTGAACACAAAAGCAACTTCGAGGACTACGAATACTGCATGAAGTTGAAAAATGCAGGGCTGATAAAGACTGAGGTTAAAATTGACGAGCCCGTTTATCATTATCAGTACTTGTCAACAAATAAACTATACTAATGAAAGTAGCTGTTTGTTCATACGCGAGTGCGTGTCATAAGTTCGGACGCGATAAAAGCCAAAGATACTTTAAGTATGCTGAACGGTTAAGGGATGGGTTGACGGGTGTAGACTTTTATCTATTTACTGAAAACAATCTTGACCATCCTAACCATAGCGAAGTGCCGTACGCCTTCAAACCATACGCTATTGACAAACTGCGAAAGGAATACGATATTGTCATCTGGGCAGATAGTTGCGTGTACGCAATAAAACCGATAGACAAGTTTATCGAATACATCAAGATAAACGGGTTTGCATTCTTTGATAACATCGGATTCAGGATTGGCGATTACACTTCGGACGAATGCTTAAACAACTTAGGCATGAGTAGAGATGAATCATTTAATCACCCGATGATTATGGCTTGTTTAATGGGCTTCAATTTCACAAATGACAAAGCAGTAAAATTATTTGATGCATATTACCAAGCCACAAAGATTAAAGGTTGTTACGAAGGCGATTGGTCTAATCAATTTAATCAAGTAAGTCAAGACAATCGAGTGAAGGGACACAGGCACGATCAGTCGGTGATGAGTGTCTTATTAGCCAAAGAAAAAATAAAGCCTTTGCATCCTCATTCTACATTTTTTGCGTATTACGGCAATCCCGGTCATTTACCACACGCTGCAACTGTTTGTTTACTTTCTCAAGGGTTTTAATATGATCAACTACGAACTAATAAAGTCAGCTAACGGAGACATTGTGCAGATAGGATGTGAGGACATTGCCAAGCACACCGAACTAATGAACTTTTGCCGTCGACATCGCAAACGGTTGATAACATATTGCTTAACCGAAACTGACAAAGAAAACAGCAACTATCATGGGACGTATCACATTCAAAGGGTGTGGGATGCTTCGGTTGACCTTAGTAAATTCTCATACGTAATAGAAAACAAATAAACATGGAACAGTTATTAATTTCAGCATTGATTGGAATAGCATCTTATTGGTTTGTAGGGATGACCTTAATACCGTCTCAAATTCTGCTTAAATATACCGGTAAGGTACACATGAAGCCGTTTACCTGCGAATTGTGCATGGCTTGGTGGGTAGGGTTAGCCGTTAACATTACGCTTTTCTGTAATTTTAGTGATATGAAGTCCATCGTATTAACGGTACTCATGAGCGCGTTCGCTTCCTTTGTTGCGGTATTGGGAATGGAGTTCCACAAAAAGCTACAGCGATGACCGAGAAGCAATACAACTTTTTAGCTCCGCACATGGATGCTATTAAGCGATTCAAATTAGTAGGGCAGGAGGTCAGCACCGCACCGCGTGAACCGATGCGACAGGTGTACATGGAAATATACAAAGAGTTGTTACCACTATCCTGTTCATCCTGCATTAGACATTTATACGAACGAATTAACGAACACATAGAAGAATATGAGCGAAACAGGTAGAGACGAAAAGGGAAGGTTTACTGAACGCAACATTTGGTCGCTAATCAAAAAAAATGTAGGCAGACCGCGTTTATGGGAAACACCCGAAGAACTTTTAGCGGCAGGTTTATCTTATTTTGAATGGGCAGATGACGTTTATAAGGGTAAATATGCTGAAGCGGATATGCGTTTGTACTTAGGGTTTCACAACCGTACATCGTGGCATGATTACAAACATAATCCCGAATTTGCTAACGTTATATACATATTAGAATCGATCATGGAAGGCGACACGGAAAAGAAATTAATGTGGGCAGCATCGACTCAGGGCGCGATATTTAAATTGAAAAACAAATTCGGTTGGAAGGACGAAGTAACTCAAAACCAAAACATAACTAATGTCCAAGCATCTTTCGGTGAAGTTGTACCGTCCGCATCAGAATCAGCAAAAGATTCATGATTCAATAAACGGTAGTAACCACAAATACTACGTGCTTAACATTGGTCGTCAATTCGGTAAAACGATGTTGGCGATGAATCAGCTATTTTATTGGATGTTCAATAATAGCGGCTGCAAATGCGCGTGGATTTCACCCGTTTACAAGCAGTCCAAGAAAGTATTTGAGGAAATGGTGTTGGCATTTGAAGGTACGGGATTAATCGAAAAGAATGCAACGGAGTTAACTATTAAGATCGGCAAATCTTCGCTTCAGTTCTTCAGCGCGGAACGTTACGACAACATCCGAGGCTTTACATTCGATTACCTTGTATGCGACGAGTTTGCGTTTATGGACGAAGCAGCATGGACGGAGGTGTTACGTGCTACGGTACTTGTCAAAGGTCGCAAGGTGTTGTTAATTAGCACACCGAAGGGTAAGAATCATTTTTACAACCTTTACAACTTGTCAGGGGTAAACGATCAATATAAGTCGTTCCGGATGAGTTCGTACGATAACCCGTTAATCAATCCACAGGAAATTGACGATGCGCGGTTGACATTACCCGACCATGTGTTCAGGCAGGAATACTTAGCTGAGTTTATCGACGGTGGTGCTGGTATCTTTGCGCCAAAGTGGGAAGAGGCTGCAGGTGGCACACGTTTCTTTGCAGGTGTTGACTTAGGTAGGGCGGATGACTATTCGGTACTGTCGATTTTTAACGAGCAAGGCAAACAGGTGTACATTAATCGCTGGAGACATAACACGTGGGCAAATATCACACGGGAAATAACTACCGTAATTAATCAATTTAACGCACGTGCATTTGTCGAGGTTAACAGTATCGGTGATGCGTTAATAGATCAAATAAAGCAGCAATGCCGTAACCCACAGAACATAGAACCGTTTGTAACAACGAGCAAGTCAAAGAATGACGCGATTGAACAACTTGCCGTAGCTACTCAGAATGGTGAGGTAACGTTTTTACCGGCAGATTGGTTGCAAAAAGAGTTTGACGTGTTTACATTTGAGTACAATGCCAAGTCAAGGACGATCAAATACGGTGCTCCATATGGATTTCACGATGACGGGGTAATGGCTACGGCAATCGCTTATAATTGCTTCAAAGAAAGTAAAGGACATCAATTCTCAATACGATATTAACATGAACTATCAAAAATTAAAGGCAGGTCAATTAGGCGATTTCTTCCGCATTGCAGCCGTACAACCTAAGGACGAAATAGAGCAATTAGATAAAGACGTATCATTGCTATCGATGATTCACGGAAAGCCTGACAATTACTTCACGAACTTGTCATTCAAGGACTTTAACGAATACCGTAAGCAGTTGTATGCGTTGCTATCAGTCGAGCCGTCAGCGCGTTACATCCCTGCATTTAAGGTTAACGGGTATAAATTCACTTGCTTGCCTAACGTTAACACAATCAAAGTGCATCACGAGCAAGACGTTAAGATGCTGCGACTAAATGCTGACAACCTATATGACAAGCTACCGTACATCGTCGCTATCTTTGCCGAGCAACGTAAACAGCTATTCAAAAAGAATCTGTCATTTGTTGATAAGTGCGAACTATTCAAAAAACACCTACCTGCTGACGTGGCGATAGGTATCGCGCTTTTTTTTTGCGCGGCATCAAAGAAACTCGAACCGCTTATCGCAACTTATTTGGAGCAACTAACCGACAAACTGGAAGCGGAGGTGAACAAGGCGTTAGCATCCATGAACATTGGGGATGGCAATTAAATATCTACGAGATCACGAACGGGGATAAGACAAAAGAGGATGCGTACTGGAACATGACGCTTATTGAGTGGTATAACCGCTTAGCACTAATGAAAGACGTGCAGGATGACCACAAAGAGCGTATGGAGGCAATAAAGCAGAAGATGCAGGTACGCTAAACGTTAACCCGTTCATGTAATTTTATAGGCATGGCGGTAACAGGCGGCAATCCCGATGACTTCGTATTCGACACCCTTACAACATGGGCGCAAAATGTCGTTAACGAAATTCGGAACAACCTTACAAAGAAAGATCCATTTTTAGGTGATTCCGATTTAGCACAATCCATCACGCCACAGGTAGAGCGTACCGATGACGGATACGTGCTGACAATAACCATGAACGATTATTGGAAGTACGTCGATCAGGGACGTAAACCAACAAGGTCAAGTGGGAATGGAGCGGTACGTAAGAATTTATTGTTGTGGATCAGTAAACGTGGAATTGCACCACAATTAAGCCAAAAAGTCTACAACAAAAAGACAGGCAAATACTACAACCGCACTTTCAAAAGTTCTTTGGAATGGCGTGATTCTTTGTCCTATGCTATTGCGTCAAAGATTCACAAAAAAGGATTTGTTAGCAGAGGCAAAGGATTTTTTAGCGAAGTGTGGCAAGAGGAAAACATAAATGAATTGCTGCAAACATTACTAAGCGAAAGCGGTGAGGTGTTTGTGGCGCAAATACTTGAAGATTAATGGCTATTAACATTACAGATCAACCAGAAGACTGGACACCCGTATACAATGACATGCGGTTTGTAATTGCATCTACTAACACAACGCAACCTAACTTTCGCTACGTTGCGGATGTGTACGTGTCGGGTGTTGCAGGATCTACACGATTAACCTTTGATGCTAACCCTATTACAGGCTACGGTGTCGTGGATATATCCGCTATCATTAAATCCTACATTAGTTCCGATTTCAACACATCGGTGTACGGCTTTCAGCGTTGCACAAATAGCTACAAAGCGTATGAGGTTGAGTTCGGTGAGCAATATGGCACAACGGTAACGACTTATCCAAATGTAACATCCACAGGTGTAAAGTATGCTTGGAATGCGTCTTTAAGCGCTGAATTGCTGCAAAGCTATACATCATCGACATACTTGGTTAGCAGCGGTGTGCTATTAACAAATCAACCGGAGCGTCAAAAGTTTACAAGCGACGAGGATCAAAGGTGGCTGTACTTTATAAACGATACATCAGGTAGTGCGTATTATTTGAAATGCACTACATTCAATTCAGCAGGTAGCACGATAGGTACTTATCTGATCGAGAATCCATACCAAGCAAGTACGTCTATTAATTTAGATAAATTATTGCGTGTCGGTGTTGGTGTACATGATTTGAACAATTCAACATTAGCGAGTGGATCGCAGCCCGTAATTGATAGCAGCGTGGAATCTTATGAGGTTCAAATTGTAAACTTTGCTCAAAATAACGGCACTTCGTCGTATTTCTTTGATCGTGAATGTCAGGCACGTGAGCAAGATCCTATCAATGTTTACTTCCTTAATGAATTAGGTGGATATGATATGTACCCGTTCAAGTATCGCAGGTCGTTAAGCAATAACATCGAGCGCACATTTATCGAACAGAATCATGGTAAGTTGACTGACAGCCTGTGGAATCAGAACACAACAAATAGAGGAAAAAAACAGATTTACACAAGCATCACAAACACGCTTAATGTAACATCTGACTTTATCAACAATTACGAGACAGCTAAATGGATCGGTGAGTTGGTTGCATCGCCTGATGTGTATTACTACGAGACAGTTAGCAATATTTACATTCCTTTGATATGTACTGTAAACAATTACGAGTCTAAATACCGTAACTGGGATGGTATGTGGGAGTTGAAGTTGACTTTTGAGTATGCAAATAAAAAAGTAAGGCAAAACGGATGAAAACCGAACTATACATAAACGGCACACGTGTTAACTTATCGCAAGAGGTTAACGCATCGCTTAACTACGCCATTGCGGACATTCGTGAACCTGAAAAGCGTAACGGTGCATTCTCGCGTTCCGTTAAGTTGTATTGCGATAGTGTGCTAAGTCAGGTATTGGACGCGATCTTTGAGATAGGGTATAACACGCAGACATCGGGCATTGTTAACTTTATGCCTGATTTTAACCCTAACCTAAAAGCACCGTTTGTTCTTTATGCGGATGGGATGGAGCAACTACGCGGTTATATGCGTTTACGTTCTATTGACCGGGACGAACAAGGGTTGCAGCGTATGTACTACAACGTCGAGTTATACGGGATGTTGGCTAATATCTTCACGGACTTAGGCGATAAGAAGATGGGGGAGTTGGACTATTCGTCCGACAATCACATTTACAACCGTACTAACCAACAGGCAACATGGACTAACGTAGATGCAGATGACGGTAACTACGTATATCCGATGATCAACTACGGTACTGTTCCGAGTGAAAATACTTGGAAGGTTACTGACTTTTTCCCATCGATCAGTTTAAAGTCATTAGTAGATAAGATTGTAACGGGTGTCGGTTATCAATACGATTCGACTTTCTTTGATTCGTCCTATTTCAAAAAGCAGTACATCACATTCACGGGTGATAAGTTAACATTATCCGCTTCTGGTGTTGCTAATAGTCTATTCAGCGCACGTACTAATGTAGCGTTGAGTGGTAGTGCAATTCAGGCTGTTAATTTTCCTTTTAACGTTGAGGTATCTGATCCAAGCAACCAATACGACAACACAACTTATACATTTACCGCTGCAGAATCCGGATGGCACGAATTTGTAATTACAGGAAACGTTGGATTCATCAACATAACGTCATCGACTTTATCAACTGCATTAAGTGCTAATTTATACTTCGTTTGCTTAGTTAATAACACTACATTTTATTTAACAACGCAAACAGGAAATTTGAGTTATGGCAATTTAGCATCGTGGGCATTTGCTACAAACAACGTAACATTTACAAGTCAGTCAATACTATTAAATGCTGGTGATACTGTTGTTTTTAGATTGCAGCCACTTTTGAACAATAACTTTTCAAATGTTAGAACATACGCTGCATCGGGAATTACCGTAAAGAACACACGTAACAATCCTGCGGTGGTCGAGGGTGGCACTATTGAAATGAATGCAGCGTTACCTGTTGACGTTCGACAAGCGGATTTTTTGAAGTGGTTAATCTTGCGTTACAACTTAATGGTTGAGCCTGACAAGACTAA